CGCTCAACCTGCATACCACCATCCTCAGTATAATACTTGGATATGACAGTAATGTTATCAAGTCGACATACTGAACCGTCTTTGACATAATGCTGTAGAGTACGCTCAAAATCTTCCTTGTCATCAAGCTGTACATATAAATCTTTATCGTGAGAGTTGATACTGCCCCAGCAAGAACCGATACAGTAATACAAACCAACCTTAGTTTTGTAACTCATAAAGAATGGGTTTGAGGCAGCATATACACCACATAGTGAGTTGTTGTTCTCAATCATAGCATGGTACATTGGCTCAAATACTTCTTTAATTGGGTCAACCACTTCACCAAACTTCTTCTCATTGTTTGGATCTTTAGTTTTGAATGATGTCAAGTCGTCATCTAAGTTGACAATAAACTCACCATCATCATAATAGTCCCTAATGAAGTTTCGGATAGCGCCCATACCTACAACCCCAACAACGATATTCCCGCTGTATGGCGTAGCCTTTAGTGCGTTTTGATACTTAACCTTTTCTTCTTCATCAGCAACGAATACAGTAACATATTCAGAAGGAACGCTAAACGATGCGAGCAGAGCAGCAGTTTTATCACGCAGTGTTTCTGATCTTTTATATGACGGAATAGCAATATTAATCTTCATTATACAATCTCTTCAAGTGTTTTGGTTGGTGTCATAAATTCTGATACAAATGGTACTTCGGATACAGGCAGGTCGCCCTTTCGCCTTTCTCCTATTTCTACATCAAATAAATGCTCACCATATTTAGACTTGTAAGCATTAAGGTATTCTTTAACAGTATATGACTGACCAGAACCAAGTGGCTCGTAATCAGTCATGGCAGCAGGCTGCTCAACAGCACGAACCAGCGCATCGGTGATATCATCAACGTGAATATAATCACGAACACAAGTACCATCTTTGGTGTCATAATCATCACCGAACAATGTAAACTTCTTAGTCTCCTTAGCTTTCTCAATACAAAGAGGCAATCCTTCAGGATTAGTCGGAGAACCGCCACCGACATTATAGAATCGGAATATAGTATATTCCTTACAACTATCCTTAACTATTTGTTCAGCCATTACTTTAGAATGACCATAAGGAGAGTCTGGGGAAAACGCTGCACCCGTGGATGCAAACACCATCTTAGCATTAGGAAACGCACGGATGACATTCAAAGTGCCAGTCACATTTGTATCATAATAATCTAATGGGCGCTTTACGCTTTCCCCTACTCTAACCAATGCTGCTAAGTGAACAACGCACTTAACATTTTCCATAGGAGTCTCCATCGGCTGACGGATATCCCATGTATCAATATCATAACCAAGAGCAGTTAGCTTTTTGGTCAGGGTGCTGCCGATATACCCTGCCGATCCAGTCACTACTATCAAAAGAAGTTCTCCAGTGATGTTTTCTCTTCAAGAGCCTCTGGGTGGTATTGTTTCAACATATCATGCCCACCCCTTTCTTCAAGGTAAACATACCATTCGTCAGAACCCCACATACTAGGACTGACGCCATTCCAAAGAGGCTTCCACAGTTGATGTTCTTTATTAGTTCTACGATCGTCAACGAACTGCTTACGAATCGCTTCATATTCCCAACTACCCAATTTTAACATATTTTCTCTGAAATAGCAAACTAAACTTATACGCTCCATGTCAGCAAGAGTCTTACCTTCTGGCGGGAGTAGTTCGGTATTGCCATGGATACCAGCATGGTTGTTAATCAGTAGGAGGTCACCTGGACGAATATTAATCGCAACCCTAAACTCAGGAAGAACTAAATATCCACCAGTCCACTGCTGATCGCCATTAGCAACTACAGTAAGGTTCGAGAACCCTTCATGTAAATCACCCGCATCACGGTGAGCAGCTGTTCGGAAGTTCTTATTAACAGTTACAGTAGTGAATGGTGTATCATTCCCAGCCACTAGGAAACGTGAGTCAATCTTATCAGCACATGCTTTCTGAACCGCATAACGCTTAGGAAGAAGGTTCTCGAACTGCTCAGACAGGTTGCGCATGAAAGGATAGCACTTCTCATAACGCTCACGGTGGTGCTCAGTATATGAAGTTGCTCGACCGAATGGGATTCTAGGGTAGCGATCAAAGAAACCTGCGATGCCGGAGTTAACTGCGTTAGCATAAGTTGTATCTGAGATAAACGTCTTACGAACTACAGTAGCATCTTTGGCAGCATCAGCTGACGACATAGACTTCCACTCTTTAACTTTTGCGTCAAAGTATGTAGAGTAATTATAGCCAGCATCAGATACCTTGTTTCGTAACCAAACCATACCACGTGTATCATCGCTTTCCTTGTTCTTATGTTTTTCAAGGATAGCATCTACACCACCATCATCAAATAGTGATTGGCGCTCGTTCATATAAAAGTCAAGAACCTCAAGGTGACATTCAGTAACCCAGTCGCGACCACCTTTAGATTCATCAGACGTGCCTCCCTGTTTACCACGAGTAGATCCTGCCGCAAGCCCACGGTTCTGGGTTGGTTGAGCAGCCTCAACTAAACCATCATAAGCACCCTTTTGTTCTTCAGCGCTGAATACGTTTCGTCTATATTTAAAGATAATATTATCTTCGCCATTACTCTCGCCAAACTTTGGAGGAGCATAGAAGTCCATATCTTCTTCAACAAGAATATCATAATCATTATCAGTCATGTACTCGCCAAGTTGGTGTTCGCAATCTAACCATTCTTTCGCTGTAATCACGTCAATATTATTCGGAGCAGTCATCATTAATACCTATCTCAATTATATCCCAAAATTTTTGTGTTTCCCGTAAACTCCATCGGATGCCCCATAATCCATCATGAGCCTCAACTAATCCTGAACAGCATGCGATAAGTAATACTTGTAACATTCTTTCATTATAACTCATTTATCACCAAATGTCAAATTATTTATGGAGCAATCCTACTAAAGGATTTCACCTTTTCAAATTTTATCTGACTTCGGAACTTATCCATTAGGACATCGCCTTTAGTGTGAGTAATGATAAACACATTAGCGCCAGACATTTCATTCAACAGTTTAGTCAACTCGTCAGTACCAGTAACGTCTAGTGAATTATCAAACACCTCATCAAGTATCAGTAGATTAGTGTTAGTTGAGTTCTTTAACTTAGCAACTGCCCGCCAAGTAAGTAGCAATGCAATATCAATACGAGTCTTTTCGCCCTCAGAGAAACTGGCATACGAAAACTCATCACGATGTCGGCTTTTGATTACTTCGTTGAATTCTTCATCAAGCTCAAAGTTTACGAAGAAGTCAAGGGCAGAAAGGTATTTGTTCACCAGCTTATTAATAATCGGGACATACTGCTTAATGATCTTAGATTTGATACCGCCATCTTTAAGCATAGCCGAAGCAACGTCATAAACTTCCTTACGCTCTACCAACTCCTTTTTCTTTTGCTGGTATATGGTCAAGTCTTTTCGCAGATTGGCCAGCTTTTCTGAATTGCCGCCACCAATATCTTCTTGATTTTCAATATCATTAATCTTCTTCTCAACATCTTTGATATTGCTTTGGTACATTCTCATCTCAGTTTGACAGTCACGCAGTTTGTTTTGCGTAGTGTTTATTGTTTGCTGTACACTAGTGATGCGCTGTAGTTCTTTTTGTAATTCCTCTTGCTCGCCATTTAAATCAGAGATGGCGTTTGACGTTGTTTCAATTATAACTTGAGTCTTTTGTATTTTATCAGCTTTCAACTCAAGCGAAAGAACCTGCTCACAAGTTGGGCAGTTATCATTCTTATCATAAAAGTCAACTCTACTCTCAGCTTTCTTAGTCTTTTCCTTTAGCTTGCTCAATATATTCTTGACCTTTTCCATTTTGGCTGAAGACTTATCTTTAGTGGAAATGGACTCTAATAACGTATCAGCTTCAGCAGTTAACGAGCTGTATAACGATTCTGCGGAGCCGTAGGACTCGGTATAGACCTCAATATCAGACTTTAAGTCTTTTATCTGCTTTTCTATATCTGACTTGACTTTGAGGAGATATTGTTCTTGTACTTCAATCTTCTCATCAGTAAGGTCAATGCTATACGTCACATCAGTTAGTGAGCGCTTGTTATCAGAAACTCGATCTCGAAGTAATGTATTCATAGTTGAGAATATCTGAATGTCGAGTAAGTCTTCAATAACTTCTCGACGGTCTCGAGTACTCAGCTGCATAAATGGGGTAAATGACGCATTGCCCAATATCACGATTTGAGTAAATGACTTGTAGTTGAGTTTTAGTATTTGATTCTCAAGCTGTAACTGATACTCACGAACAGATCCAGGCTGATCAATCAACTTACCGTTCTTCAATATCTCGAACAGGTGTGGCTTCATACCTCTACGGACTACATACTCAGTAGACCCTATGGTAAACTTAACCTCAACCTCTAACCCCTTATTATTGATGGAGTTGATCAGCTGTTGCTTCTTGATATTTCTAAACGGTTTGCCAAATAGTCCCAGAGTCAAAGCGTCAAGTATTGTAGATTTACCTGCGCCATTTTCCCCAGTAATTACTGTGCTTGGTGACCGATCAAGTTGAATAACAGTTTTGACATTTCCTGTTGAAAGAAAGTTCTTCCACGAAACTTCAGTGAACTTAACGATGGTATTATCCTCATTATTCTATAGTCAATGCTTCATTATATAACGAACGAACCAAATTGTCAAGTTTCTTTTTCGGGACTTGATCAGGCATGGTGCCGATATACTTAGACAAGATAGTCAAAGTATCTTCTGCTTCGTTCACAATATCATCATCTTCTTCAAGATTCAAATTCATGTGATCATCAACAATCTGTATGTTGTTAGGATTAGCTTTATACAGCTTGTCAATGAACATATCAAACCAATATGGATTATTACAGTTTTGGCGTACAACTTTTATGTATGTATCAGCAAAAGCATCGAAGTCAACATCAAGAACTTCTTCCATGGTTTTATCATTTTCATTGTAGAATATTTTATGAAACATAGAATACGGATTACGGATAAATTCAAGTTCCCGTGTTTCAGTATCATATATGTGGAAACCTTTCGGGTCGCCATAGTCAGCCCAAGTAAGTTCGTATGGGCATCCAAGGTATTCAATATTATTAGTGGTAGATTTGTGGTGGAAGTGACCAGAACAAACAAGGTCAAACTTCGAGAAGTCACTAATCTTCATGCCGTGTTCGTTTATGTTACCACGATCCATTAAACAACCAGCGACCTCTAGGTGACCGAATAATACTTGGGCAGGTGTCTCTGCCATCGCCTTAATAGCTTGAGCATAATTCTCATTATTAATCCAAGGCATGATCATTATATCATGTCCATCTAGAGTAATGTCAGTTGGCTCAGAATAATATTTAAAGTTGGCATTATCAAACAACTCATTCATTGAGTTTACATCGTTGGTATTCTTGTAAGGAACGTCATGGTTACCAACAATAACATGTAAATCTAAACCCTTCTGCTCACAAGGCTCGATAAACATTTCTTTCATTCTTCGCAAGGTCACATAGTTAATATACTTTCTTCGGTCAACAATATCACCAAGGTGAATTATGGTATCAACCCCACGCTTCTCAACTTCAGGAAAGAAGTGCTTGCTATAAAACTTTTCAAAATAATCTAGGAACTTGGTGCTATCATTACGAACGCCAAAGTGGGTATCAGTTATCAGGGCAATCTTCATTACTTAACCTCGCATACACGATTTCTTAAATCACTAGAACTAAACCTATGGTCACGCTTGTTGAAGTGTAAGTCAATATCACGTTTGCGGCAGATATCCTTACCAGTAAATTCTTTGTCGCGATATTCCTCGCCAAGAATACGAATGTCAATATGATACAATGATAGGATATCCATCAGATCACATTCAGTTTGATATGGTATAATTTCGTCAACGTAACCGACAGCTTTGAGTTGCGTATATCTTTCAACAACTGTTTGAATAGGTGCGTTCTTTTCTTTGCGATCGACACTAGGGTCAAGTTGTAGTGCGCAAATCAAATAATCGCATTGCTCTTTAGCATCTCTCAACATTTGAACATGACCTGCGTGAAGCAAGTCAAAGGTCGAGCAGGTGAAACCGACTTTCATATAATTATTCCTCAATCGTTCTGCGCTTCTTTACCTTACGTCTTTTATTATCTTCAAAATCCTGAACAAACCCCTTCATATATTCTTCAGTCCATTCGCTGTACTTAACATCATCATTAAAGTTTTTACCACTATCATGAGACTGAGTGTCAGCAGTATCACCAAGAACATTAGTGTGTTCTGAATACTTCATCTTAACATACAGATGCTTCTTTTCTTTTTGTATTCTGCGCAAGAACGCATAGTAAATAATCTGAGTAAAGTATGCGAATGGATTCTTTGACTTGTCTGGATTAAAGTTGTCAATATACTGTAAGCTGTTCTCGATACCATCGCAAATCATTTCATCGCGAAACGTGTAGTTGATAAAGTTTGGCTTGTAAGAAAGGTGAGTGGCAATCTTCATAATACACTCAGCGACATAATCTGGAACTACAGGTCTCGCTTCGCCAGCATCGGCAGCAGCAAGTACGCTCTTCTTAAAATCACACATCGCCTCAAAGAATTTCTTATTATCAACATAATAAGGTCTTTTTCTTCTTTCTTCTCTACTCAGTCTAGCCATATATCCACCTTAGTGTATCACAGTATTTGCAGAAACATGATACTGCTCTTCAAGTTGTTTCCTTAGTTTTTCAAACCTATCTTCAGGGTCTTCTTCATCAACCGCAGAAGGTAGGAGAGATTCCGTCGATGTCATATTGTCATGTATGGTATCTATACACTTATTATAGTATAAAACCATCTCCTCGTCAACTTCTTTTTCAGTTATTATATGAGCGCTTTCTATATGATAATGGTTGTCGAAGTCGTCGAACGGCATCCATATATGAGACATCATAACAGGCGCATGCCTCACCTTTACAATAACAGCTATCGGGTTGTTTAGAACCATTTGAGTTTCTGTATGATTGATAACTTCAGCCAATAGTGTATCACCGCTGACCAGCTTAATCATACTAATTGTCATTGTCAACCTTATCAGCTATCTTTTTCAATAATTCCATTAACTCTTCAATAGTTTGAATATCTGCGTGTTTCTCAGTATCTAGTTTAACTTGTAAGTTTATTTCCATCTTCAATTCCTATATTGTACAACTTATACTCAAAATCTTCTTCATTATACATTTTAATTCGGACGGCAAAATGCTTTAGTGTGTGATTTTTCCATGACTTCCAGCAAAGATCATCAGATATATCATACAGTGTTGCTACTTCTTTGTTGTCACCCTTTCGTAACCCTCGCCCTATAGACTGGAGATTACGGATCCTAGACTTGCTAGGACTGGCAAAGATAACATTATGCAGATTTCTAATGTTAATCCCAGTTGAAAAAGTCCCATAAGAAGCGATGATAATTGCGTCATTTTCTTTCTCCGTTATTGCTCTAACTTCTTCCCTTGTATCAGCGTCAACACCGCCATATACAAAGAATACCTTTCTTCCTTCTTCAGCCTCTTTCAATATCTGTTCATACAGAGGCTCACCGTGTTTTTTAACATATTGGAATAATACTAGTGTATTCCCTTTTCGTGTCAAAGTCAAGTTCTTTATAAAAGCGTTCCGCTTTTCGTGCGAGACTAGAAAGTCCATTTCAGCTTGATACGTCGACTTAGAATTTAGCTTCTTAGTTGCATCTGAATACTTGAGAACCAAGCACTTGATTCTAAACTCAGCAAGCGTCTTGTTATCTATCAGCTCTTTGGTAGTAATAACCCGCATCACTGGACCAAACAAACCCTCTAACACTAATTTGTTTGTAACTGACTCGTCAAGCGTACCTGTAAACCCAAATCGATACTTACAATCAGTCATCTTCTCCATAATCTTAGTAAGGGAGTTGGCTTTAAATAGGTGGGCTTCGTCACCAATGATGATATCGAACTGATCAAAATACTTTTTAGGCTGTTTATAGATCGATTGCCAAGTACTGATAATTATTTTCGCTTCATCGTTACTTTTTTCTTGACCTGCGGACACAAGGTAGGTATAATAGAACTGTAGTGATTCTGAATAGTCTATGAAGTCTGAGTTTAATTGACTCACCAATGAGACGGTTGGTACGATTACCAGCGCTTTCTTACATTCCTTCCTCAAGTAATACTTCAAAAGGCAGTAGATAATAAAGGACTTACCCGAAGCAGTAGGTGAAAGGATCAGAGCTCGGTGATTGCGAACAGCGTGAGCAACCGCTCGAAGCTGATAATCACGTGGCTTAAACTTACCGTCACTCAGAAACTTATTTAGTCCGTTTAAAGGTATGTCTATTGTTTGCTCTAAGTCATCATGAACAATTATTTTGTAGTCCCGCTCTTCAGCAAACTTCTTAATCTTTTGTATCAGACCAACGTAGATCTGCATAGTGTTCACGTTGAACAGGCGAATCTTACCATCCCACATTTTATTTCGGACGGATGGCATGAACGATGCTCCTGGGACTTCAAACTCAAAATAGCCTGATAGTTCCATAGCAATCCCACGGTCACATTCTACCTTGAGATATACTTCATCTTTCTTATGTATATGGATTTCTTCCATCATTATCCTGTAGTAAAGCGTGCCCAATCAACTGCCGACTTAATCTGGAAGCCACGATTATTAATATTCTTAATAACCGCATCGAGATACGAAATCTTTTCTTCCTGCATCCCGAGTTTCAAATTAGTCTCAATCATCAAATCATCTGCCTCTATATAGGCTTCCACTTCATTCTTCAATAATTTCTTATAGAACTGAGTACGACCAAGCTCTACCAATTCATCATTATCTAGCTCTCCCAGATAATATTCCATCAAAGTCTTGCGAACCTTTTTTGATTCCGCTCTGAGTTTGTATAGGGCGACACGCTCACCCATAAAGATTTTGATGTATTTATTGTGGACTACAGGAATCTTAGTGCTTTCTCGACCAAGTTCTGTTTCATCAATCTTACAGTCTTTATCCCACTCTTTAACAATACTTTCAATATTCAAATAACATCTCCAAAAAATAATATACTATGACAAAGTCTTTAATTCATACTTCCTATATGCGAATGATACAGTTGCTTTTAGATACTCAACATCGGTGTTTTCAATATCAAACTCCAACGATGAAAGTGATGCGGGGTAGAGGTCTAAAAACGATATCTCAATATTTGGCGTCATATTACCAGTCATAACCATAAGAGAAGCATCTGAATACACTTCGCTGACCGATGATTGGGTTCTTCTCCCTATAGCGCCACGCTGTTGAAAGTTATCAGGATATCCGAGTGCGACTAACCAATTGTAGATTTCTTGAAAGTTCTTCATGTCCTCATCAACACGAAAGGTTAAATCTAATCGACCAAACGACAACTTATCCCCAGGAACAGGTAACTTGATAAATGGGTTATCAACTGAAGACGTTTCACCCAATGTGATATCAGGTATAGTTGCTGCTGTGCAGAAATAGTTTACATGGGGTAAACGCTTACACGCAAACCTAAACCCGATGGGGGATAGGAAACTTTTATTGTCAGGTTGTGTGCTTTGATTTGCCATTTATATATCCTATTAGTAGGCATCCTTGCCAAGTTAAATCCTATGCTCTTTTACTTATTTATTCGCTCTTGCCAGTAGCCTTACTGCTAACATCCTTTACGACACCAGAAACAGTGTCAAGAGTGCCAGTAGTAATCCCCGTCACGTCATCTACAACGCCATTCACGATCATTTTACTTCCTTCGTAAACACCATCAATTGATGAACATGCGGTTAAGCTGAAAAGAATGAACAATACACTTAAAATTCGCATATCAATTCCTCTTATTTAAACCTAGATTTAAAAAAGTCATGGCCAATACATTTACCATTATGGCACGTAACGCACCGCCATAAAGTCGATCGACATTTAACTCGGTTAACATTATTATCAACCGTTCTATTTATAAGCATAAAAAAAGGGGTAGCCGAAGCCACCCCTTAAAACGTCTGTTAAAACAGATCTTGTTTTTATTGCTTACATAAGGTTAGCAACTGTCACACGACGGTAGTAGATGTTCTTATCGGCACTATCAGTACCAACAATACCAGCACCTTCGCTAGTAGCGAATGGGTTAGCAACCATACCGTAACGAGTCTTAAAGCCAATTTTTGGCTGGAAAGTATTCTCGCCAACAGCACGTACCATTTGTAGAGGCACATATGGGCAGTAGAACAAGCCAGCGTCAAAGGCAGAAGTACCTTTGTAGCCAAGAGTGTAGTAGTTGCCAGTAGTGTAAGGATCGATGTATACTTTGATACGACCGTTCAGTACGCCAGCAAAAGTGTTACCAGCATCATCTACTTGTAGGTTATTGCTAAGAGCAGGAGTGTAATCAAGTACGCCAGCCATGTTCAGAGCAGAAGCAACGTCAGATGAACAGATCATCACGTTACCTTTACCACGACGAGTGTCTTTAGCGATCTTGTTAGCATCACGCTCGATTTGGAAAATCAAACCTTTGAACTTCTCAACAGACCAGCGACCGTTTGAGTCAGTGTCTAGATCGAAAGTACCAGCAGTAGTAGTATCAGTAGCAGCACCCGCAGTAGCAGTGATGTTGATAGTACGGATTACTTCACGGTTGATTTCAGCAAGGATTTCTGAAGACAAGATATTGCTTAGTTCTTGTTCAGCGTCTAAGCCGTGGATAGCTTTCAAGTCTTGAGCAAGTTCCATAGTGTACTCAGCTTTCAGCGCACGGCTAACAGCAGTTACAGAAACTTTATCAATTGAGAATGCCATCTCGTTAAAGCCATTAGCAGCACCGTCGCCTAGAGCTTCAGCTTTATCAGTGTCCATACCAGTAGATACTGTATAAGTACCAGAAGGATCAGTACCAGAAGCAGCACCAGTACCACGATCAGCAGCACCGTTTCCGATAGTAAACTGAGAAGCAGTATTGCCAGCTGCGCTACCAGAGAAAGTAGTGTCGATAGTGTCGAATAGTGCTTCGTCACCAGTTTGACTTTCATAGCGTGATTTCATTGCAAAGATAAGACCAGTAGGACCAGTCATTGGCTGAACGCCACATACGTCATATGCAATTAGGTTTGGCATAGAGCGACGAACAAGGCTGATCAATACGGGATCAAAGTTGTCTACGCTACCGCCAGTTGCGTTTGCTGGTGCAGCTTCGCCTAATAGTGAAGGGCGGAATGCGCCACCACTTTGAGCAGCTTGCTCCATTGCGTTTCGTTCTTGGTTTTCTAGTAAGGTGGCTACTGTTGAACGCTTGTGAGCATCAGCAATCTCAGGGAGATCAGCGTGCTCTAATACAGGTTGCCACTTCTTTTGAAGTTCGTCAGTTTGATACATTATAGGTTCTCCTTAAATAAGACCTTTTTTATTAATACAGTTTATTTATAATATGTTACTTTTTAATGCTTTTCGAAATGGCATTCAAGTATGCATTCATGCTAGGGTCGCTAGCAGGTGTAGCCTCTTCTGATAACTCAAGAGGTTCATCTTCATCGATTACTACTTCTTCAGAAATAACTTCTTCCTTTGGGAAGTAGCTTTCTTTCAGAGTTTCAAGTTTAGCAGCATAAGAATCAGCATCGTCAAAGGCAACGCCTTCAGCTAGTGACTGCAGCTTAGCAGCTTGAGACTCAGTAATATCTTCACAAGCAGAAGTCAAGATAGCAGATTGCTTAGCCTCAACTAACTCCTTACGAAGTACGATGTTTCTTTCCATTTCTTCATTGATTGAAGATTCAAGCTCGGTTACCTTTCCAGCCAACTCGTCTACCAAGTCAACTTTCTCTTCTGGAATATCGATATAGTTTTCAGTGAACAGACCACGTAGTCCAGTCATGAAGTTCTCAACAATCTCAGAACGGATACCTTGCTCAACAGCTAGTTCGTTTTCTTTCATCCACTCTTCAGCAACATACTCAAGATAAGAGTCTACTTGCTCAGAGAGTTTCTCAGCGATTTGAACTTTCTCAGCTTCAAGCTCACTTTCAAAGTCAACAGTAACTGTTTCTAGGATTTGGTTTACTTTTGATACTACAGCAGCTTCAAAGATAGTAGTAGCTTTAGTAGTGAATTCCTCAGAAAGTTCTTCACCGCTAAACATTGCTTCAACATCTTCAGAAACAGAAACATCTTCAGAAGAGATCTGACGAATTTCTTTGATTGACTGAGTTTCTTCAGCAACTTCTTCTTCAGCAGCCTCAAACCCTTCAACTTTCATAGCAGACATAATAGACTCATATGAAGCTGCGAGGTCATCTTTTTTCTTACCCTTAACTGCGTCAAGCATAGCATTGATCATGCCAGACTTAGTCTTGGGTACAGGTACTTGTTTCGGTGCGGATTTCTTGACAGTAGAAGCGACTTCATCAGCAGCATTCTCACCATCAACTTCTTTGTCCGCTGAAGCTTCAACGATTTCTTGCTCTTCAGCAATCGTATCGTCTAGCTCTTTTAAGTCTTGATCAGACATCGGATATCTCCTGTACAAATTAATTGGTTAACACGTGTATTTATAAAAATTATAATTTAGAAATAAAATCTTCAAACACTCTAATCTTAGCTTCTTCAAGGTTTTTCTTTGAAGATGTTTTGATTTCATTCTGATAATCGGCTATGGTAGCTTCACGGATGATTCCGTTCTCCCAAACCCACTCTTTACCTTCCATGATACCTTGGACAAATGCATCTGGAGCAGATGGGTCTGCTACAATATCAGCTGCGGTGGCCAAGTAGAAGTCGTTTTGCACTTCAGCTACTCCTTTCCCATTCGGTTTGACTGTACCCATACCACGTGAAGATACGCCTAATTGGGCACCCTCATCCATAAGCGACTTAACAATCGCACCGTATGGAGTTTCAGTCATAATCTTAGCACGTCCCATAAAGTTTGAACCATCACGACTCAAACCTGTAATCATATGAGATACACGCTCTAAATTAATAGTTGGACCTTGCGGGTGACCTAACTCACCATACGCACGATTCTTTTCTACATATTCTTTATTATATCTAGCGATTTCTTTATCAAGAACTTCTGCGGGATATACTCGACCGTTTCTATTCTTAATATCGCCTTGCAAGAAAACACCTTCGATGAAATATGACTTCTTGCCATTATCATCTTTGGCTTCTGTCAGATAATTGATATCTTCATTTACTTCGCAGATTAATTTCATCTTAGTATCCTTTTTTAATATCCTGATCTAGCTAATGGAGTCGCCTTGAAAGTATTAGCGCCTCGCAAACCTTGTCCAGGCTCTAGGCTTAAAACTATAACTTCATTTGCTACCATAGTAAGAACAGCAAAGTCATCATCGTCAGCAGCATTCCTGATAGTAACATCACCCGCAGCACCAGCAACCAAACGAACAGACTGATCGTCTTTAACTTTAGTAGTAGCTGCAGCAAGCGCAACTGTAGAACCGATTACTTTCATTACTTTCCTCCAAACGCAACATCTAATAGTTGGAACATACCCTCAGGCGATTTCTCCAACATCTTTTCAGCCTTTGCTTTATTAGCTGGCTTTAGTTTCTTAAGCATATTTAGCAAAGCTGCAGCAGTGGTCATATCGAGTTCTTCGCTCTTACCATTGCCGAACTTAACTTTTTTAGCAGACTTACTTTT